AGTGCGTGGCCGAAGTCATCTTGGTAATCTTACCTGGGATGTACTTTGGAACCTGAGTGGAGATATCCACGCCTTCATAGTTGTTTTCGATGTCAATCGGGACGTACTCTCGGACTCCAGAGAATGAACCGCGATCAAACGGGAAGAACACCGAGTTTTCAGACGCTACTGGTTGAGTCGTGATAATGCTGTCATAGCTCGTAGCTCTTGCAATGGAAGCAGTCTTAGAAGACAGAACTGTGTCCGATTGGAGAATGAACTGTGACTTTTCTGAAAACAGGACCAACTTTTCTGACACAGGAGTAGCCGACTTCAAAGAAGAAATCTCACCTGTAGCCGATGCGATGTCAATCGGGGCGGTGTCCAGCAAGTCTACAACCGTAAACCGGAAGAAGTTGAAAAACTCTCCAGCCTCACTCATGACAATGTTTTCACCTGACAGAATCCCAAACCTGTTTTTGAACAAGAACATGTTCGAGATGCCGTCTGTGACAAACGTGGGGTCTGGGTTTGTTCGAGTGTCTCCGACGGTTCTGGCACCCCACACGAACTTACTGTAATCGTAAGTGGGAGTTCCGCCTGCCGAGCTAGTGTGGTTTTCTCCGTCAGCCTGCTTGAAAACAAATGTACCGTTTTCTTGTTTGATTAGGAGGTGTGGCATCTTTGAAGCGGTGAGAGTAGAGGTTACCCCAGGTTTAGCACACTCTTCCCAAACACCTTTTCCAATTTGTCCCGGCAAAGACGTAGAAACAAACCTGACGTAGTAGTCATCTTCACCACCGTCTACATCACCCTCAATATGGAGAATCATCCCGTCTTTTGCGCGTGTTGGGAGTTCTGCGACTGTCTGAGCATCGCCCTTGAACACCTCTATATAACTGGGTGAAAGGTCTGCTGTGACTGCAATCGTGAACTCTTCAGAAGAAGTGATGTACAAAACTTCATCGTCAGCTTCAACATAAAGATTTGGGTTACTTGAATCGCTTTCTTGATGGACCTGAAACCACATGTCACCCGATTGAGCGGCATTAGTGTAAAACGCCGTGGCGGTAAAGCCCCCACCAGTCGGGTAATCCCCGCTTGCGTTGTGCATCCACCCGGTGGGAATGTAAGTCATCAGAGTCTGCTGGTATCCCCGTCGCCCTGGTTCGACAACTATCCAATATGTTGTGCCTGCAACGGGAGTGAAATCAAACGGAACACGTTGCGTTGTGTTTCCAGAGGTCGGCCAGTTTGAAAGGCTAATATCTGATAGACGGGAACCAGGGGTGTTGCTTCCGCTGTCCGACCAAATAGACCACTGCATATTGTAAATTGCATCAAAGAGGCCGCTGTATCCGTTGGCGGTTCTCCAAGAGATGCCTGTTATCTTGTCTGTGGTTGCCACCCGAAACGCCTGTGCAACTTTGTTGCTGCCTGTACCGAGATTTGGTGCGGCTGTAGCTCCGGTATAAGCCTGACTAGCTGTTTCGTTTCCCAATGCTGTGGAAAGCCCAGTGGTAATTTCTGAAACCGTCGGGGTGGCATCAGCGTTGAAAGTTGCGTTGTTGGTTGTGGTCCCCTGTGTAATATCAATGGTGTAAATCGTGTCCGCAGCTTGCTTGATAAACACTAAAGCCTCAAACGGGTTTGGGGATGAGGGTGTTTGGCCCTCCATTGTCGGCTTTGTTTCGGTGTTCGCAATGTAGGTCACATCTGCAATGGTTGTCGCTTTGATTGCAGTGTCAGCGTTGTCAGTGTCCAGATAGGTCACGTTGTCGTTGTCGGCACCACAGTATTCACCCATCTCAACGGTTTTCAGATTGCCGTCGATGTCGTACACCCGGATCATTTGGTCTCGAATAAGAACGGTGTACTGCTCAGGGGTTCCACGGTTGATCGTGTGTACGAACGTCTTTGCATCAGTAGACAGGTTTGTCTTACAGACATGCTCAGTGGGTAGCCGCTTAGTCAGTCCCTCTACCACAGACGGGTAGGCGTTTTCTTGGGCCGTGGCCTGGGTGTCATACCTAAGCGAGTCTGGCTGTTGAGAAACCCCGTTCATCAGGTTTGGAAGAGTCTTGCTAATCAGCATTTCAACCCCTATCGAGTCGGTCAATTACAGAGTCACGGTCAACAATACGAGCAACGTCGTAGTTGTCGAACACAGAGTAGTCAGCCGTATCCATTTCAAACTGACGAAGTGTAACCAAAGCCGCCATCTCATCACCACGGGTGAATGCGGAAATCTTTTCAGACCCCAACATTCTGTCTTGGTAGATACGAGCGGATCTAATCATGATGTAACGCTTTGCAGGCTCCGGCATGTAGTCCCACTCCATCAGTGCGACAGTAGTGTACTTCAACGTCTTGGTGAACGTGTAAGTGTGTGACTTCCTGTTGTAGAGCTTTGTGCCACGAATCACGATGTCGAAATCGGAATCTATGTTTGCATCTTCAAGGTCAACACGAACAATGTTGCTTGCCAGGTTGACTTGTCCTGTGGAGTCTGGGGGCAGTTGGACTTCTTTTTCGGTGTTGAAGTGCCAACCGGCAGACTGAATCTCTCTGGAGACTTCATCAAGGACAGACTCTGCGATGCGAACATCTGCTGTAACAGAAGTGAGGTTGTTGACTGGGGCTTCTCCCACGGTACTGAGAATCGTGTTGACGGCCATCAGCTTGGTCGTGGTGGACATTGCCATGAGTCATTACCTTTCTGTTTGAAAAAATGAGTTGAGCCTCCCAGTGGGAGACCCAACCCTTGAGTTGTGTGGCCGAAATTAGGCCGACTTGAGTTGGACGCAAGCGTCAGCGCGAAGGTAGTTGTGACCCATCGCGTACTTGGCGACCATAAGCGTACCCTGGTTCTGGACAAGGTAGTCACTTTCGACAGCAAGGTCGAGCAGCTTGACCGTACCAATAGCCGATCGGTGGAAACCCACCCCAACGGTGTTGCTAAAGTCGATGCCGGAGTAACCTTCATCTGCATCCGCGACTGCGATGCCCGCATCGTTGAACGGTGCGTTACGAACCGAAGTCGAACCAAGAATCGTGTCCACCGTTCCGCCGCCGTTGTCGTTTTCGTTGGCAGTGGGGATGTGGTTGGACATGATGACTTGAATGCCGCCGACCATGAGAGCCTGATCGCCGCGAGTAGGAGTCGCCGTGCCACCGAAGTCACGGTTCATAATGGCACCCCCGGTGTTGGCAGAGCCAGCAGCCTTGAGAATACCATAGAACGTGGCTGGGTTGACAACCGCAAAGCGATCGCCCTGCGGAATATCGGCTTCATCAAACTTCTGAGCAAGTTCAAGCAGCTTGTCAACGATGTCATCACCAGCCGTACCAACGACCAGTGATCCGCCACCAGCGTTACCAATGGGATCGGTAGTGTCAAACGAACCGGCGAGAGCAGTACGAATGAGTGCCTTATCCGCATGGTTACTAAGAGCGAAACCGATTTCGCGGCTGTAGATTGACCTAACGTCATAGTGGTTCATTGCTTCATCAATGTTTGCAATGAAAGCACTGGAGACGAGAAGGTTGTCAATGTGAATGACGCGCTCTGAGTGGTCGATGGCGGTGCCAAGGATCTCGTTGCCAGGAGTGTGATATCCGGCAGTGGTTGCGCCGGTCATCGGGAACTGAGCGGACTTACCGCTCGTAATCGTTCGGACGGTGTGAAGGGGCATCATCACGTTGCGCTCGGCAAACGAGGTGAGAACCTCTCCTGAGAACTGCTTCAGAAACAGTTCAAAATTGTCCGACCCGCCCTTGTTCAAACCAAGGCGGGATTCTGTCATGTTAGACATTTTGAATCTCCGAAAAAAGTTAGAGGTACAACAAAAACACATCGTGTTTAGACGATAGGCTCATGCCGCACTTCTAGCTGTCCGGTTATCCGCCGCAACGGGCCGCGCTTCTGTGCCTAGAGTTACTCCGACATCAACACATTCACCACTTCTTACATGACCAATAACGTGCGGTCAGTTTGTTAGTAGCGGTTTTACACTTATGCCTAGCTCGGAACGACTTCCGACGCTTAGGATTGTCTTTTTTGATCGTCATGTTCGCATCACCAAATCGGATGATCTTTTCCTTGCCCCCAGAGCAAGCCTTTACGACAAACTTCTTGCCGCCTTGGACCTGCCGTCGAGGCTTGTTGCAAGCCATCTTTGCTTTGTTGACGCGCTTTGCCATCATCCACCGCCGATGGTTCCGTCCGGTGCTGTATCAAGTGCAGCGGAAAGTTCTTGAAACTTCTCGACCTGGCCGTCTCGAACAGTTTTGATTGCGCCGATAGACCCTGCTCCCATGACGGTTCCCAGAATCATGTATTCGCCGGTCTGCATTCCCTGTTCATCTTTCAGAAATGCGAGTAGTTTTTTACCCACTGTACTTTCCTCCAGTGACGAGCTTCAAGAAAGGCTTCTTGAAAATCATGCCTGCGACAAAACCAGCGGCGGCCACGAGTCCCATGAACCACATGGTGCCAAAGAAACTAGAAACGGTAGCAATAGTAATCATTTTGTTTTCTTCTCCGAAAGGATTTGAACGACAGTTCGGTAGGCCCATGCCGCCGAAACCATGCCGCTCAGTATCACAACAGGAATGAAGATCCAATCGTCGTACTTTGCGACCATGTAATTCAGTAGTACCAGGATCACACCGCCGATTGACGGATACCATCCCTTTGTTCCTCGGGTAATTACCAACAGCACCATCCCGGCCAGTAGACACAAGCCGCCCGTCACAGACAGTACCGTGAGTGGTTCCGACTCTGCGGCACCAACCAATCGTTGTGTGGTTGTTCCTGAGTCGGTGGGGAAAAAGGAGGTTGTTTTACACCCGGTCAGAAGCAAGACAAGAAAGAGTAATCGAGTCATATATCACTGACATTCTTTCTTATTGTAAACGCCTTTTCAAAGTGCTTAGTAAGCTGCGCCGAGTTTGATTTGATTCGATGATCGTGCGCTTTGATGTCACGTTCTATCGTTGCGATCCTGCTGTTGACCTTCCACAGAAACGCGAAAATGCCAAGCACAGCAGGCCCAGTAATTCCAACAATAATACTGGTCAGATGCTCTTCCATTTCATCCCCCCGAAATCTCCCTCAAAGAACCTAAGTCAGTCGAGACACGCTCAACTTGTTTTTCACCATCTCCCTGAATGCAGGATCAGTCTTGTACTCAGCTTTAGCCATGTCCGCTGAAACCTGCTGCCAGCTACCGTAACCCTCAGTACCACCCGCAGCCGCAGCAGAACCACGGGCCAGGGAGGGGGTTGTACCTTCAGAACCCGTGAACTGGGCGTGAAGTCCTTTGGCAACCATTCGAGCCGTTTCAAGGTCGTTGGACACAATGGCGGAATCGTAAGCGTTGATCTCGGATTCAGTCAGGTTTGACTTGGCCCATTCAAGCATCTCTTGGTAGTTCTCTTGGCCGCCGACTTCAGCGAAAATCGTTTGCTGTGCCTGCTCAACCAAAGCCTTTTGACCATCGACGTATGCTTTTGCGATCTCTTTTGAGACCCCGAACTCATCTTGAATGCGATCCAGAGTTTCTTCAGACAGATCGCCATTCTCATAAAACTCGTTGGAGAACTCCTCCATTGCAGTTTCAGTAATGGCAACACCTTCAACTTCTTCGGTGCCGTCTTCTTCGTACTCATACTCGTACTCATCTTCAGAGGACTCAGGTTCTTCACCCATCTTTGACTCAAGCTCTCCATAAGCCTTAGCCATGTCTTCGGGGGACTGAAACTTTTCAGGGAGCCACTCCGGTCGGTCGGTCACCTGTTCTTCGGTGTTTTCAACGGGAGCTTCTGATCCTGTCACGCCGGTATCCATCTGAATTCGTTCTGCCATGTCTAGCTTCCTTGCTCTATTTGTTGTGCTTCACGGAACTGCCTGTCCGCGATATCCAGGGCTTGTGGCCCAAACTGTTGAATTGCCTGCTGCTGTTGCGCCTGTTGCATTTCAGCTTGCAATTCTTCTTCGGTCTTGATGAGACCTTGTAGATCAATACCAAGAGCGGTTGCCCGTCTCTTGATGTACTCTCGCATGTGTACGAACTGACCGATCACCTCTGGACCGACCGTCTGTGTCATTCCCTGCAAGAAGAAGTCCAGACGCTGGAGGTCGTTTCCTCTAGCAAGAGCTTCAACACCCGTGATGATGGTGGGTGCGACGAACTTCTTGGGCAGCTTCGGCAGCTTTCTAGCCTTCTGAAGCCTGTCCATCATCCTGTTTACCAGTGGTAGCTGGAGTTCGGAACTCAGGAGGCTGAAGGCACCACCAAGCTGCTTTTCAATCGACTGACTGAGCAACCGGATCTCTTCGGCGGTTACTCTGTCGGCGTTTCTGATGGTGGATTCTGTGAGCATGAAGGCGTAGGACAGCCGCTCCGTGATCGCGTTAGCCGTCGAGGCCGCAATACCAAGATCAGCCTGCTTTTGAGACTGGAGTACGGACACATCTCCGGCGTTTCCTTCGACGATTGCTCCGTTTGCACTCTTTGCGAGAGTTCGTGCGCGGGTAGTACCATTCGGGGACACGAGGAACAGTATTTTACTCGCGGCAGCGGCACCTTCGACAATAGCTTGCGTAAGCCCTTCCAGGCTGCGGAGATCACCGAGATACTGTTCGACATAACTGCGCCCATAGTCCTCACCTTCAACCGAATACATTCGGAGTGGAATGAATGGCAGCTTTTCCTTGGGGTATGAACCCCGACTGCCCGGTACTTCAACATCACCCACAGTCTGGTAGACCTCGTACTTCTTTTCAGAAATACGGTGAATGCAGGTGTACAAATCAACAGACTTATCC